AACTACGGTGGTGGCAGCCATGTCTTGAGTTTGAAGAATGTCTGTATGGCTATACCGAGAATGAAGGTTGGGAGGTAATTGAACCAAGATACAATGTTGGAGAGATCGTAGCCGTGGCTCAAAGATATGATAGCTTCTTGCACCCCAACAATGGAGTGATTGAGCACGATTATCAGACCACCGCACTTGCGTCAAAAGGTTGGGATAACAAAATGTTTGTTAAGGCTGATCTGATGCCCCACCAAATACAGATTAGAGACCTTCGGATTGAGCGGTTGCAGGATATTTCGGACGATTACTTTAAGGAAGGGATAACATTCTTAGTATCGGCTGATGATGGCCGTATACAATGGGGATATGCAGATGAACATTTACGATATTACATGTTCGACTCACCCCGCGAAGCTTTTGCCTCGCTGATCGACAAGGTTTCCGGGAGAGGTACATGGGATCGTAATCCTTTTGTTTGGCGCATCGAGTTTCAACTGGTGAAATAATACAAAGCATTGGGACGATGACGATACCGGAATAATTCCGTATATTTAGCAATGCGAAAGAATTGTGGCACACTTTTATAAGGAAGGTAATCATTAAATTAAAACGCAGAGACATGAAAACGATTCTAATGATTGCATTGATGTGGCTGGCAGCGCCGCCGACCACACAAAAACAGACCATTTATAAGGACGGCAGAAATGTCGGACGGGTGGAAATGGAACGGGACAATATCCGTGTGTACGACGAGCAGGGACGGCTGAAAATGAGAGGAAAGAAGCAAAAAGGGGTTATCAAGCTATACGATAAGAACGGTAAGTACATAGGTCAGATAAAAGACAGTGACCTGTCATTTTGAGTTGTGATTTGATGTAGAAACGATGAATTCATGGATAACGAGGATAAAATAACAATTCTATGCGAGTTACGGACAGACTTGGTCCCTGACCGGTGTATTCGGGAATTCGCCCGGAGGGATGGAGGAAACGGAATGAGTATCAAATTCTTTCTGACATCCTTGAAGGGAAGGAAAAACGGCAATGATTATGGACTGAAGATACAGACCGAGGATAATCAGACGATTTGGGTGGGAACCGGACGGCTGATTTTTAAGAATGGGAAAAAAATGATTTGATTGTGAAAATGGAGAAAGAATTAGACACGATACTTGCTACAATGCAGGTAACCAAGTCCAATGTGAAAGGAAGGCATTGGATGGTGACAGGGCACGAATACGAGGCTCTGCACAAAATGTTCGATAAGATATACAAGGTACTCGACGACGGGACGGATAAGGTGGGCGAGATATTCCGCCAGCTCAGAATGATTCCTCCGTTCAGCATGGGGTTGTGTATTTCTGAATCCAAAGTGGAAGACGAGAAATTAATCATGCCGACATGGGACATGGTAGCAAAAACACGCGATGAGATAGACAAAATCATCGCGCTCGTCCATGAAGGATGCTATGCCGATAAATTCGACCCGACTACCGAGAACGATCTGCTCAATATCACAAGCCAGTTGAGATTTTGGGTGATGCACCTGAATTCGCTGTTGGGTGACATGAAAGGAAGCTCATCTATATAATTTCATGGTACGGTGAGGTTCTTAATGTCGAAATAAACGAATTCCTCCCCTTTGTGTGTCTTGACTTTTTCGACAACGGCCCTGAAAATGTCCTTGTCGTTGAATCCGTACCTTTTCTGCAATATATCCTGAAAGGGCTTGATCGGATTGTCCCAGTCGGCCAAAGAAGTGGATAGCCCGAATACATAGTGTACTTCGTATGGAGGTTCGGGCAGCACTATGTCGGGCAGCTTCAATAGGCACTCCGTCGTATAGGCATCATACATGGAGGTGCGGAATCTCTTACCCTGCCATGCTCGGTTTACGGTCAGCGGTTTAACGAATATTTTCGGCATATCAGAATGTGATAAAAGAGTAACTGATTCCGGCTCCTATATAAGGCTTGACCCCTTGAGGCGTGAGGGCATACCCGGCGCTCACGCCGATTCCCCAGCGCTTGGGCTTGCCGGGAACCTCGACCCGCTGGACGACCGTATTCGTCACGGTCTGCGTTTTTCGGAAAATATCGAGTGTATCGAGCGACGCGCGGAAACCGGACACGACGGCGCGGTAATCTTCCCCTTCATACACATTTCGGGAAATCGGGACCAGTACCGGGACTTCCACCGTATCGCCCGGGACAGGCAAAAGTACCGTATCGACACGGGTCAGGTAGCGGACTTTGGGAACGAGGACAGTTTCCCGGACCGTGTCGCGCACGACCACCGTGTCCGTCCGGTGGATCTTGACGATCTCCGGCTTCACACTCCGTCGCCCCAGCAGAAATGCGGCTGCAATCAGGGCTAAAGCTATAACAACGTTTTTCATGTTTCAGTAAAATAAAAATGCCCGAACCTATCCGCCCGGGCATAAAAAAGGCGGTAACTCCGAATATTGGAATTACCGCTTTCTACATCAAATCACAACAAAACAATAGCTAATGCTATTCAATATGTCAATACAAACATATGAAATTTTATCTCACGCCCTGTTTTTATATATTTATGGAATCAGGCGGAGTATAACTCAAACTTATAATTTCCAGGCATTTGTTGGTGAAATACGCAAGCTATTATGAACCGGGGGGCACAATGATCCCCCCGGTTCTCGGCAATTGCAATGTGTAAATTTTGCACATTGCTCAGATCGGTAATTCCAATATGTCAAAGAACCGCTGCGAATGTCTACATCATGTCGCGCCACGCCTCGGGCTTTCGGTTGTAGAGGTAGTTCAAATCCCGTTCATGGGTTTTGGCCTCTATTTCGAAAGGATTCCCCTTGTAGCCGTGGCATATCCATTGCCAGATATATCGGCAGTAATACAGGAAATATCCATGACAGTCTTTGGCTTGGGCCGCATGGATCGATTCGTGATTGACGGTAACGGCGCTCAGGGGCTTGAACTTTTTGCGCGCGAATATGACCCCGAACAGCATCATAGCCTTATATCCGCGAAACGGGATCAGGGAGTTGTAGATGATTTTCATTTCCGAATCGTGATGTAAATATCTTCGCCCCGGGAGTCGGCCTCGTCGAGAATGTCGAGCAGGCGGAAGAGTGTAGCCCGGGAGTTGATGACCTGTCCTTTTACCTTGTTCTCTCCGACCAAGATACAACCTTCCGTGTCGGCCGGCGTGTTCCCCGAATGAATGAGTATTCCTTCAAAGTGAGGTACATCCAGCAGCAGGGGGACATTGCGGTCTCCGTATCGAGGCGAGAACTTGGGCGACTGGGTCATGGCGATCCGATAGCGACCGTAAGGTATAGCCGTCTTGCCGTATATCTTGACTTCCTGACCGTCGAATACGCCATTGGCGTTGGCATCCCGGTCGGTATCTTCCAGCGTATCGCACTCGAAGGATGCCGACGGGATGCTTAAACGCCCGATGGTATAAGTGGGCGCGAAATAGATTCGCCTCAGAGATAGAAGCATGGCTATTTCAGAATACCGGCGGTTTTCAGAGCGTTTGCCAGCAGGGCCAGATTTGCCTGCACGTTTTCGGCCGTGTCCGATGCTCCCCATGTGGGCGTGGTCTGCGGTGTAACCAGTTTGGCGGTAACGTCCGATGCGAGTTTTGCCAGAGTAACTTTTGCGCTCCCGATAGTCGGATTCGGGTAGCTTCCGGTCAAATCGCCACCAGCAGAACCGGACGGAGGCAGAGAAGTCGGAACATTCGGAATAACCCCGTCAGCCAGCTTTGCAGCGGTCACGGCTTTGTTGGCGATCTTTGCGGTCGTTACTTTCGCTGCACCGATAGTCGGGTTAGGATAGGTCCCGGTCAAATCGCCACCGGCAGCGCCGCTCGGAGTTGCGCCGCCCCCTTCGATGGACTCGAAGTTTTCGTTGATTTTGTTGGCCATCCTGTCGATGCTCGGGATAGGAGGCAGATCGGATTTGGTGATTTTCTTAACCATAGCAATAAAGTTTAATTAGTGTGAGAGCCAATATATCTGGGCAAAATGTACTGAATGTTTCTTGAGATTACGTGCAATTTGCTTCTGAGAAAAGATTCTGAGATGCTGGAATCTTTTCTCAGTTCGCAAACAATAGAGCCGACCCAGTCGTGCTGGTTGTCGCTCATACGGTATATCCCTAATATGGAACTGCCGTGAGAGGGAAAGAGCGAACGGGCATACATATCGTCCATTTGCGTCTCGATGTCGGATATGTGGATGTACAGATTCCGGTTCAGGTCCGCACAGAATTTAGGCATGTCCGACATGCTTATGTCATGGATATACTGCTTCATCCCGTCGATGCCTTTACGCTTCACCTCGAAGTAGATCGAAACGTAAGCCTCGTTACCCAGCGGGTGAGGCTGGATAATATATACCCTGTCGGCATCCAGCGTGTACAGTATGTCCCACAGTTCGCCGAACACGATTGCCGAATTGTCTACCCGACGCAGGGAAGTTTCCGACATATCCTGCTTTATTTGGGATATCTTTAGGTCGGTCATCTTGTCCCGTCGGTACTGGTTGTATTTGAACCATGCGGTTATGATGGTGCCGATGGCCGCTATGATCGCTGCGATGTATTCCATTGTGCTGATTGTTATACCACTTTGCCGTAGGTTATTTCTACCCAGTAATCCACTTGTTCCCGAACAGTTGCCGAACCGCCTGTGAAATTGGCCATAACTTGGTATATCGATGACGGATTGACATAGGTAAAAAATGCATAGTTATTATTACTTTGGCTGTTAACGGGTACGATAGCCAAAGTCGCTTTGGTGGAATAGTTTGTGAACTTAGCGTACCCGCGAAAAGCGATAGGCGCATATTGGGAGGACGTTCCCGGGAATTGAGTCGAGGCATAGTTGTCCAGTACAACAGTCGCAGGCCCGAATTTATTGGGATACGATCTTTTGACGAGCTTCTTGACAACGGGCGCATCGTTGAAATGCGTCGCGTCTAATTGTTGTTCAAAATAGACGTTCTGTCCGAAATCGCTGTTTTCCGCAAAGCAACTCCACGGGGAGAATGTGGATGCTGAAGCTGTATTGGAAGTACGATAGAAAGAAGGGCCGGCATATGATGTCGAGTAGAAAATGGTAACGAACTGTATGATTTTATCGGTAAGTACTATTTGAAGTCCTCCGCCTGCTCGGGGCATAGGGGCGTTCGTCGTCGATGCGGCAAATTGGAAAAAGCACGTACCCTCTGAAATAAGCGTATTCAGGTTAGTGGTATTAACTTTCTTCGTACTTCCATTCTCCACAGCCGAATCGACATACCCTTTTGTCGCTGGGTTGTATTCTCCGGTCGGCACGTAGACCGTTGTATTCTCTTTCGACAAATAATCGGATGGATTGAAATCATTGGATTTCCAGATTTTAACCCAGTCGGCCCATGCCGTGAAAGATGTCCTATATCTAATAAAGATGGAAGCATTTGCATTATTTCCATCATACCCCAGTGCCAACTGCACCCAGTTGACGGCTCTATTGGCTCCATCGACGACAATGACACTTCCAAAATCGGTAGGAGCATTTTCAGCTCCCCTTTCATAAGTATAAAATCCATAGGAAGTGGCGTTATTCAAGTTAGCAATAGCACCCCGGTTCACAATATACTGTTCAGCCAGCTTTGCAGCGGTCACGGCTCTGTCGGCGATCTTTGCGGTCGTTACTTTCGCTGCACCGATAGTCGGGTTAGGATAGGTCCCGGTCAAATCGCCGCCAGCAGCGCCGGACGGAGGCAGGGAGCTCGGAACATCCGGAATAACTCCTTCTGCGATCTTTTCGGCTGTCACGGCACCGTCGGCGATCATATCGGTAGTTATGGGCGGAATACCTTGCGCGGCATTCTTGAGCTCGGCGACATAGTCGTCGGTCAGTGGCTCCGAGGTAATCAGGTCGTCGCCCGTGGATGTGCTGTTGGCGATAAACGTATATTCGACATACGCATTGAATGTGGAGCCGTTCTCCAATATGCGCGGCGTGGTCTGCTGAACGACCGAGTGCAGATAGGTATTGGCCGGAATGACATCCCCCGCAGCATAGGAATATAGCTGCTTGTTATGGAGTACGATGCCGGGAGTATATCCGCCTTCCGTTTTGTCGAAGCCGTAGATAATGGCCGTAGTCTTTCCGAACATATTGATCGCGGCTTTGAGCTCGACTATGTTCTGAGACAGAACGGCCAGATCGGTAATGAACACGGGGTTGCCGATATTTTCGGCGTATTGCATTTCGCGTATGGGTTTCAGAGCCATGATGGGTAGGTTTATATGTAGTCGAACTTCATTACGATATGGTATGTGAACGTGGTCTGCCGGCCTGAAGAGGTGGTTATGTTCATGTATAGCTTGTCGTTCTTCTCATACGTGTAGGCCGTAATCTCCATATTGGTCTCGCCCACATACTTGGACATTCCGCCGGTGAGTGGGATTTCCATGCCGATAATAGTGCCGGTTCCCGACGCGTTATCCTCATATTGGCCGGTCAAATATCCTTCTATGCCGATCAGATGCTTCCCGGTCATGTCGTCCACGAGTTTGACGGTACCCAAAGTAGTTATGTTGAAAGCCGCGGCCGACTTATACTGGTAAAAGACAGGTCTGCCGTTGAATTTTCGGGTAAGAGACTGGGCGGGAGAAGCGAAATTGTTCGGGAAAAATTCTGCGACGCATCGCCATGTACTCCAGCCGCCCGAGGGATAGCCGCGCATATTTCTGATAAACAAAGGCGGGGTGGTGGTAGCCCACGAGGCTCCGGCGGGCCAACTTACCGGCATGGCGATTTGGGTAACACCCGAAGGGATTACGTCGAAACTGTTTGAAAAGGTAATCCCGACAAAGTCACAGGTGGCCAGCGGAGGCGTATTCTCCGAGCCGGAAGGAGCATAGAATAAGCGGTTATGTAGAGCGCTGTTGCAGTCGCTCACTTTGGTAATCATCCCGTTCAGAATATCTCCCGGCACATCGGGGTCCAATTTCTCCGAGGTCACGGCTTTGTTGGCGATCTTTGCGGTCGTTACTTTCGCTGCACCGATAGTCGGGTTGGGATAAGTCCCGGTCAGATCGCCGCCGGCAGGACCGGTTGGCGGGGTAGCTCCCGGGATAACGCCGTCGGCTAATTTGGCCGATGTAACCGATTTGTCCTTGAGCATGTCGGTTGCGATCATCTGAGGGCCGATAGGAGCGCTTTTGAGCTTCATCACATAGTCGTCGGTCAGTGGCTCCGAGGTAATCAGATCGTCGCCCGTGTCCACATCGTTGGCGACAAATTCGTAGCGCTTGAAGGCGTTGTATATTACGCCGTTTTCAGCCACTCGTTCTCCGTACAGTATTTCCCGGCTGTGCAGGTACGATCCGGCGGGGATGCTCTCACCGGGGTAGGAGTACATGACACCTTTATATAATATGATACCGGGAGTATACGAGCCGTCCTCGTTCTTGTCGAAGCCGTGCAGTATGGCGATATTCTGGCCGAACAGATTGATCGCGGCTTTCAGGTAGTTTATCTGACGCGGCAGATTGGACAGGTCCGTGATGAACACGGGATTGCCCGTGCCGTCCTGAAATAGCATATCGTAGATGGGGTCGAGTGCCATGTCAATATGTTTTAATGGTGTATTTGATTCCGTATATTATGAGCGAGTTAAGCGTTGCGAGGAAGTCCCACCACACATCGGACATGGGCGCGTCGTTCGTTTGGATGGTCCCGTCCGACAGATTCTGGAAGTACATCTGGCCGTTGCCGACGAGTCCGAATCCCTGCGTCGTGCCGTATATGGTATGGTAGGAGCCTTTCTCTATTCCCTCTATTTCCTGCATGCTCCACGTGTTTCCGTTGTCTTTGCTGACGAACATAGAGCGGTAGAAGGGAAATGTGCGGAACGACCCGTCCTGCGGAACGTAGGTAACGGACTTGCATACGTATTCCGGCAGAATGGGAGAGGACGAGGCGACAGGATCGTAGTCGGGGGATGCCGCATAGGCCGATCCCTTGCCGACGAATACGAGACGAGTCCCCGTAGAATCGGCTGCGCAATCGTAATACAGTCCATAGGGGAGCGATTTGACGGACGAGTTGACGATTTGGTAGTTATTGTCAAGCTCGACGAGCTCCATTTGGGAAGCGTTCATAAAAACGAATCCGTCTTTGTACGAGCACAGCGATGTATAGGATGAGCCGATTCCTTCGAGCGGTTTCCAAGTTTGAGTCCCGTTCAGAAGGTCCAGATACATCGCCATCGGTTGCAGCCCGTCCCCAATGGCAATGGCGTAGTGGTTGGCTATCGACACATTCGACAGGTAGCTGCCGACGACTTTCGTGTAGTCCCCTTCCGGAAAATCGACCGCCTTCCATGTCTCGCCCATATCGAAGGATATGGCTGAAATGCCGTCTCCTACGGCGATAATGGGCCGGGTTTGGTCCGATCCTTTGATTGAGTAGGTAATACTCTTGTAGAGCGCCGTATCGCTCGCGTTGTTGGGCAGAACGACCGTTTTATAGGATAGCCAGTTGTTATTGGTTATGTAGGCGGTCTTGTCGCTTATGGCGATAGTAGGTCCTCCCGGGACGGATACGGCGTTATAGATGACAGCTCCGCTGTACTGAAGCTCGACGGGAACGCTGACGATAGTCTCGTTGGACGTAGCGCCCTGAAATCCCCAGTAGACCGGGGCGTTTTCGCTTCCTTCGGTATACAGGTACACTTGTTTCGACTCATCATCGGGGTACGAATCGTACAGGTACATCTGGTTCAGGCTCGAATTGGAGATGATGATCTCTCCGTATTGCCCGAAAAGATGATTGAGGACATTGGAAACGTTGCTGATGTTCGGCTCGCACGATGCGATCATGTAATACTTCCGCCTCAGCGCGTCGTATTCGTTCCATTTGGGTTGCAGCGGATAAAGGCATGCCAGCAGGAACTTGTACATCTGATTGAGGGCCGACAGCGTCTTTTCGTCCCCGTATGTGACGGCATAATTGGGCCGGAGTATCTGATAAATCAGATTGGGTATATCGACAGCTCTGAATTTCATACTACACCGATTCGAAGATGGTTATGGGACTATCCGCCGTAAAGTCGGAAATATTGTCGTTGAAATTGAAATATCCGGCGTACAGGTAGATGATTCCCTGATAGGGGTTGGATGCCACGTCGTCCGGAACATACGGGACGTACTTGCCCTCGCCTTCGGATGTGTCCCACCGGTTGATGGTAACGCCGTCGAAAAAGGCGTCCCTTACGCCCGTAATATCCTTGATGGCCGACTCGATGTCATTGATATAAAGAGCCGAGCGATTGAGGCGCTGCATCTGGAACTGGTCGAGCAGCGCTTTGATGTTATCCTGAATGGCTATCAGGTTGTAGTCGCGCGAGTATCTGACGTACAGGTGAGCGCAGTCGAACCGGTCGGGGACCTGACTAAACACAGTCACAGCGATACCCACCGGCTCCCAGTTTTTCATGTAGCCTTTGAATGCGTCGAGTTGCTGCGTCGTGAGCGGAATCAGGTTGTTGTCCGAATCCGTCGTGGCTACTTTCAGATATATTTCCCCGTTATCCGGGACGGATGTATACACCTGCTTGATAATCTGTTTGCTGGTGTCTATCTCGGCATATCCCATCGCTAATGTTTCGTCGTTCACTACGACCAAATCGTCGCCCTCCTGATAGGCAAGCGCCTTGTCGATGTAGTATTGCTGGCCCATGACGCGCAGCGAGCGGGCGGCCGTCTCTATGATGGTATTCGAGCGGCCGATTTCTCCGGTCAGTATGTCGATGATCGTGGAGAATACGTCTACGAACCGGGTCCAGATTGCCGAGGCGCTGGAGTTGAGATTCGGCAGGATATTGGCCAGATAGGCTTTTATCTGATTAGCTGTTTGACTTGCCATTTTGGGTCATTGTATTTACGAGGTTATTGATCTGATTTTGCAAATCTTCTTCCGACAGGCGGGTGGAATAGAACGGATATTGACCGGCCCACAATACGCAGGCATTGTTGACGATAGGTATGCCCGTTATGTCGAGCTGAGTCCCGAAAGGTATCTCGGCGGTATAGCTTTCTATGCCGTTTAGCTCCATGAGCTTGTCGAGCACGACGATAGACCCCGATACGTTGTAGCATATATCGTAGATAGTCTGGAATGCCTGAACCTGATAGGATGCCATAGCTTGTTATTCGTTATAGATGACCGACCCGTCCATAGAGAATATATTTTGCCAGCCCGAGCGGATCGTTTTCTCGTCTACGTATTTGGCCCCGTCCTCATATATCTGCCCGATCCCTTCGGTAAGGAGCAGATCGAAGTCCCCCGGTGCCAGATTGGGATATAGCTCGTCGAGGGCCACGCCGATGTGCGCCTTCGTGATGTTCACGGCACGCTTGATAAGGATCAGAGCGCCGTTTTGGTTCGAGCACCGATCCGTCATGGCGAAATCGCCGTCGGCGATGACAATGTCGTTTACCTTAGTGTCCCATCGTATGTCTTTCATTGTACTATGTCTTCGTTTTGGTATTCATCGTCGGAGAATTGAGAGAAGGAGCCCGTGAATCCGGGAGTAGGGGAGCTTGTCGGTCCGCCTCCGGATGGGGCTGTATGCGTGTGGGAGTTGACGAACTCTTTCAGGCTGTCTATTTCCCCCACCAGTTTGTTCAGCCGGGCAGTCAGTTCTCCGATAACCACCGTAGGGCCTTTCCCTCCGCCGTTCAGGGTGACGAGCGGATTTTCTCCCGAGGAATCCAGCGCGACGGAAGCCGATCCGACAGTCAGGGACAATAGCCCGTTCTGTATTTCCATACCGGCATCCCCTCTTTGGGCCGATATGCTGGATGCGTCGATCGTGATGACATCCGTCGCTCCTTCGTTCCCGAAATCGTATTTGACGACAATCTTGTCGAGATGGGTAAAGGAAACGATGAACGGGAGCTCCGGCCGGTTCTCCACGAATCCGAGCACCACCGTAGAGCCGACGGTGGGGATAAAAAGAATGCCATTGTCCCCATTCACGACAATGTCAAGATTTATGTCGCTGATCGTCTTGTCATTGTCTACAATGGCATTCAGGGTCCTGTTCTCCTCGTCTACGCTATCGACGGTAGCATACACGAGAGCGACCGATTCGGCCATCGTGAATCGACGGTCGAGCAGTCGCCCTATTTCTGCGACGCGGGCTGAAAAGGTCTCGTTACGCTTTCTCATAGTAGAACATTTCGTCGGTAACGCTCAGGATATTATGGTAGCCTGAGTCGTCGCAGTTCAGTTCCGTCCCGATCACATAGTAGTTGCTGCTCAGTTCGGGAAACAAGGTGTCTTCATATTCGATGAAATCCCACAGCGAGACGAACGGATATAGCAGCGTGGTGATAGAGCCTTTGTTTCGGTTTCCCTTGAGCCGAGCCAGCGCCGCGTCGGCTATCGTTTCCAGTTGCTCCTGTTTCCGGGCCGGAGAGAAGGGAAGGCGGACCGGCTCTCCTTTGGTTTCATCTCCGCGGGTAACCTGTATCTTGTTGCCTTTTTCGTCATATCCGTTGATCTCGACGTAGTAATCGGTAAAGAGGCCGTCTTCGGGCGTAATGTCCCTGTTGATGACGTTCAGCCGGGTGCTCAGCTTGATTGTCGGTCGGCCCGTATTGGTCGCTCCTGTCCCTACATAGACTTTCCCCGTATTGCTGACTTGGCCGTACAGCACATATTCCTCTGCGAAACGGGAGATAGCCTCATAGGGCGCTATGGCCTTCCAGACGTTCAGCGTGAATTCCACGTCGGCGCTTTCCGATTCGGCTACGGACAGGAACGGAAACTCTCCGGTCAGCCCGGCTTCTTTGCGGAATTTGGCGAAAGCGTCGTTGGCAATCGGGACGACTTCGTTCATAACCTCCTTTAAAGGAGTCATTTTCGACCAGCTTTTATTGACTTGCCCGAACTTGAGAATAAACGAGTTGTCCTCGCATTTGATCGTGGTGGGGAAACCGCTCACCACTTTTCTGATAAACCCGGAGAACGCGAGAATCTTGGGGAACGTATGCTGCAAGGTCGTATTGTCCTTATACCACACGTAGACCTCGATGCGGGCTCCCGTCGCAAGCTGGGCCCCGTCCACGCCGATTCGCAGGCTGTCTGCCACGGGGCGCTGCTTGTCGGTGACGGAAATGGTGTAGAGCGGTATTTTGATCTCTGCCGTAGCTCCTATGACATCCCTGCTGTTGCTTACGTTGAATGACGAGAATCGGCCGAGAGAGAATCCCTCGACGATCACTTCGTTGCCGCATTCAAAGTAGTTTCCGGTCATGGCAGTAATGGTTATCCGTTCACGGCAAAGCCGGTATCGGTCGTTACGACATTGGCCGCATCTTCCGATATGACATTCGAGGTAACGTCCACTTCGATCAACTGCATGCGTATCTCGGTAAGCAGCGACCCGGCTTGTGGCGACACGTCGTATTCGGACATATACACGTAGTTGACATGCAGGTTTTGGTTGATGAACGTATTGACGATCCGGAACACGTCCTGATTCTCGAAAAGATCGTTGAACATGCTCGAAAGGTTCTCCAATTCCAGCTTGTACGGGTCGCCTTCGGTATCGTTGACCGTACTTTCGTAGGCCGCGAACAGGTTGGACGTAGCCGGGGACAGCTGCTTGGTCTGCACCTGAATATTCACCGATATGATCTTCGGCTCTTTGTATACCCGCTCGAATATGACGGGTCCGTCCACCAACTGGGACGATGCCGTGTGTTTCTTGGCATTGACCGAATAGGTGAACGAGAGGGGCAGAAAGTAGTCGCCGCACTTGAAATAGTAGTCCTGATTCGGGTCGTACCGGCCCAGAGAGACTCCGCCGGCGGAATAGCGGTCGTTCCGTGACACGAAGGGAGAGTTTACCGTGACGGCCACATTGCCCATTTCGTCGTAAGAGTAGGCAGCGCCGCCGCGCAGTAGCTGTTTGGCAATCCCCGCTTCGGCCATGACGATCTTATAGCCCCGCTGGGCCGCGTTGTACGCATCCTCGACATAGTTGCCCACGGTCTGATAGCCTCTGCCGATCAGGCCGTTGTCTATGCGGCTGATAACCGAATCGACCCCCGAGCTGAGCAGGCCGCCTCCCGATATGGATGTATATTTGTTTCTGCTCATATCATGCGGGTTGAATTGTTTAGCGCAATGGTAAGGCCGCGCACGATCATGTCCTCTATGGCGGGCTCCAACTGTTGCTTTATGTCCTCCACGTCGTTTGCGTTGATCGTCGTGGGCATGCTGACTATCTCGCGGTTAAAGTTGATGACGAGCGCCCGGGTCGTGCCGGACATGCCCCGAATGGTTTGGGCATCGGACGCTCCGACCGACTGGGTGTCGAAAGAATCGGTTAGAGATTTGAAGGGGTTTTCATGTACGACTTTACCATTTTCATCTATATCGTATCTTTCTATATAATTTTTGACATCTGAGACTAAAGCATTTTTAAGATTAATTTTTCGGTCTGTATCTTCAGGTACATAATCACCATATTGATAATTACGAGGGTCAAACCAAGAATTGCTATACAGAATATTTAATCCGGAGCCTATGGCCAGACCCGCATTACCGAGATGACCGGGAATGTCGTACCATTTCGTTTTTTTTATTTGCTCTCCGATCGCTTGTCTATCCATTCGTGCTTTGTAATATGGATCGTAGCGATTTTCGTTATCCATATAAAAAATAGATAACTCTTTAAGAGCTTGGGCAGCTACCGAATTTTCGTCTTTAACCTTTTCCCAAAATATTGTCTGTTGAGCTTGGGTTTTTAGTCCCAAAAAATCATTGACATATTGTTTTGCATTCGGCTTTTTTAAGAATTCCCTGACAGAAATGTCTTTTTCAGTATCTTTAACTTTACTGTGCTGATCTATAATACTACCTGCCACAATCGTTGCCACCTTCATCTGCAACGACCCTTTCCCGAAAAGCGCGTATAGCCCGCCAGTAGTGGTCCACGGATTCTCCACCGTCCATGAGCCCACGTTGATTGCCGCATTACCGAATTTGGCAGCGGCTCCCAGTAATGTTTTCGAGGCTTCCAGAAAGTTATTGATAATTGAATCGACATTGTTTAAGTTCTGCTCCGAGAAAAATTCCTCGGCCGCCTCTCCTAATATATCGTAGAGTTTTGTGTTTGCGTCGGCCATTCTTTTGGCGACCGGCTCGAAAAGTTTCTCTAACTTCAGGAAGAAATTCTCCCGATTGAGGGCTATTTGCCCCCGGGCCATAGCCACCGGGGAGATTTTGACCGTTTTGTTGAATTCCTCCAGCGCACGGAAGAACGCTTGGGGATTCGACCGGACGAAGGCGTATATATCCTCGTTGCTGCCCGCCTTTCTCCGCTCGTCTTGGAGAAATTTCCCGATAAGCGGTACGCTCTTGATGAGCTCCTTGATGTCGATCCCCTGCCATGAAGTGAGTATCTGCTGCATGTTCAGGCCGACGACGCCCATATCTCTATTACTGGCATGTGCTAACTTGGCTGTGATATTGGCCAAATAGGATGCTTGCTCCTGCGACAATAATTTGCCTCCTACGTTCAGGCCGGTCAGGGTCGATATAAGGTCCAGCGTTCCCACGCGGGAGGAACCGGTCGATACGGCGATGTCGCTGGCCGCCCGGAAGGCGTCGTCGTAGCCTTTCCCGAGCGAGTGCCGGGCCATGTTGTACCGCATGTTGTTCGCGGCAGCCTCCTGCATGCTTTGGCTTTTCAGTGTGCGCATGCCGGCCCAGTAGCCGAGACCGCCGGCCAAAGCGGGTATTCCTTGTCCTATGAGGGCGCTTTTCCCGATACTGCCTGCCGTGCCTATGGCGGGTACGGCGGCTCCTACGGTACGCGAAAAGCTGGATACGACCTTGACCGCATTCGCAAAATTTTCGCGCATGCCGTACAGCGTAAGGCAGTTTCGAAGGAAATCGCTGGAAAATTTGTTGAATACTTTTGCGGAGCGGTCGAAGTTCCTCAGGAAGTCTTTGTCATTAAAGCCACGGTGTCGCTTCAAAAAGGAGTTAGCCCATGAAACCCTTTTTTGCCATTGAGGTCTAATATGGGGATACCGCTTGAATAAATCTTCTTCAGATATCTCGCCGGTCTTTTTTCGCCTCCGCGTTCTCGATCCGGCAGAAGCGTTTCGGGACACTTTGCCGAGCTCGCTGTTCAGGATACGGCTCTTGGCGATAGCCGAATCGAGAACGCTATTCATATTGCCCTCTAAATTGAGGACCACAGAATATACGGGAGACGCCATAGTTACTTTTTCTGGTTAAAAGGAGCCCAATCGAAATGATATATCATGTACAGAGCGGCATAGAACATGCTATCGATCTGATCGGCTGAAAACTTGCCGACTATCTCCGAAAAGGGCTCGTGTAAATACCGGGAAATAACCGCTTTCTTTATCAGATACGGGTCTTTTTTGGTAAAATCCGAGATTATTTCGTCGATTTTTCTTTCCGGCTCAGGTTTTCGGCTTTTCTTATCATTTTTTGGACGAAACCCAAGCCCGATAGAAAATTTTCTATATCCTCCGCTACGGCTTCGGATTGGAATATGTCCAAGCAGCAGCCCATATCTTTGACGATGGACTCCCGCAGCTTGTCGTCCTTGATGACGCACTTGCAGAACTCGACGGACAGAGTCCCGAGCTGGTCCAGATGCTCGTATCCTTCGAGGATTTTCAGCGCGACGGCCATATGGGCCGGATTGGTGCGTTGCAGGTGCAGGATTTCGACGTCCACCTCGGTGGGCTTTTCGGTCATGTTCCCCTCTACGTCGGGGACCCAGCTAAAGTAGCTTGTTTTTACGGTGTAAGTTAGCGACATAGTTTTAAAAATTTGGGGACCCCGAGGGGTCCCCGGTTGAGACATGAAGCGAAAAACGGATGTTAAACCGTAATGGGAGATACGTCTCGTTTAATACCCGTTCCTCGGAGAGAGATAGTGACGAGAGTCTGCGGATCGTTGGCGTCCACGTCGCCGCTGACATCCGATACCCGGCAGTTCAGGAAGTTGACGATAGCCGACTTGGGCGTTCCTGCGTTTTTGAGCGCGTAGGCGCACGTCAAGGTAAATCCGGCGACTTCCAGCATGGAGGCGTACAGTTGGCCCGCCGGTGCGGCAGCGTTGATCGCGTCCATCAGCGCGTTATACTCTCCGCTCTGCATCGTGACCGAGGCGGTGTACGTGGCATTGAGCGCGACGATTCCGATGGGGTCTACGTGACTGATAGCGAATATGTCCTGCACGCTCTGGGAGTTGGCCCAGTTGAGCCGCGACCCCGTATCGAGTTTCATGCTCGGAATGCCGCTGAAAGTCATGTTTATCTGTACGTCGCTGCTCGGAACGATATACTCACTTAAATTAGGCATAGTCTTTAGATTAGAGAGATGAAACGAACATGACGGTAATAAACGCTTCCCTCATAGGAGCGTTCGGGAGAATCTCGACGGTTACTTCGAGGGCCCGCGACTGTACGAAATTGCCGTCTTTGGCCTCGAAATCCACGTTGATCTGCGATGCGTCGCCCCGGTTGATATACGGGTCGATATACAGGCTTCTCAGATTGGCCAGCGTGCCGGATTTGAACGCCGCGTTGATCGTACCGTTGCTCTGTACGGGGATATTGACGTTCAGCAGCTTCGTAAAGAAGGTGTCGCAGTCGTCGCACACGGCGTTCGCCACGCGGACGAAATCGATGCTTGAGAGGGCATTGGCGGCCGAGTTCATCGTCGCGCCGTCGTTGTAGCAGATACCTACGTCATTGCGCCGGAGCGTGAACAGGTATTGTTTCGCGCCCAGATAGTTCGTCTGCGTGCGCGTAAGGAGCGTAACAGGCGTATTGACAGGCGCGTTGGACGCGGAATCTACGAGATAGTCGGCGGTCGTTACGCTGCCCATCGATACGTTCCCGATGGACGTGGCCAGATTGCGGGCCGATACGATACCGCCGGAGCGTCCGACAGAGGCGTTCCGCGTCTTGGTCGAGGTAACGATCTGCAACGCGACGCGAGGAGCGTTGTATTCCGATACGTCGGGAAGATCGGAGATGTCCGATACTACGGCGGCATCGAGAATGCCGACCGCGCGGATGCCTTCGCCGAACAGAGTTTCGAGAGCCGACTCGAAATTCGTGCAGCAGGTGATAGTGTCTTCCGACAATCCGCCTTCGGTCGGCGTATCCTGACCTTCTGCCTGAGCGACCATGATGATGCGCGGGCGGTTGTTCTCCAGCGTTTCCATAGTCGAGCGGACGGCCGTCAGGAAGTCGGGGGCTTGCAGAAAATTCGACGTCTGCGCGTAGGTCGTCTTGTCGTAGACGTAAATCCACAGTTTCGTTCCGGCGTCGGCCTTGTCGTAGAACTCCTTGATATTGAAGTACAGGGGCGTTTTGTTCGTCGTGTCGTACTCTTCGTTGATCCCGAGGTTGACGGCATCCTCTAAGCCGGTGAGCATATAGGAGGTACCCACTTCGAGAGTAACGCCGCCGGGTCCGGGGGCTTTGCCTTTAGCGCCCGGCGCGAAAAGCATCGACACGCTGTTATCCTGAGCCGTTCCGCCGAGGGCGGTATCGACGAGCTCGGTATATATGCCAGTTTGTGCCATTTTAGGTTGTGTGAAATGATCTAATCTTCTTTCTTTTGAGCATTCGCGCGCGCCTTCTTCTTACGGCGTGATTCGAGTATCTCGGCTGCGCTTTCCAGACTCATATCCGGCTTTTCGGCCTTCTTGGGCGGCAGCGCCTGCTTGTCCTCGTAGGCGCGGAGCATGTTTTCGAATTCCTCGTTGGAAACGGGCTCCTTGCCTTTCTCTACCTTGCAATAGCGGCAGCGGCCTCTAAGGGCCAATGCGGTTTTGTACCGGTCTTTGGCCGATGCCTCGTTCCGATACACGTTGCCGTCTTCGCAGCAGTAGAGCGTGCCGTATTTGGCGGTTGCGATAATGAGGTTCTGATAATATCTGTCGGAAAAGTTTACCATAGCTGTAACGTATTTACGAATGGGTGTAAAAGAAGGGGCGGCTGTGCGGAGGGTCGTGTATGACATGTGACCCGGACATGATGTTTTTAAGGGAACAGTCCGCGTCAGCCGCCCCTGATGATTACGCGCTTACGGCAGGAATGATGATGCCGATACCGAGCCCGTCTTTACGAGCGGCTCCGGCTCCCGAACGAATATCCATAGACATAACCCAAGAATAGTCGTTGGGATTCTGTACCATGTGTACGTTCGTGTTGCCCTGCGCGATGATGGCCTCGCCGGGGATGAAGCCCAAAGCGATGTCGTAGGCCGTAGCGGCCAGCACGGGCGGCGTGTAGGACGGGATCGTGCCGTTTGCGTTCACTTTACCGTCGCAATAGAGCTCGGCATCCACCACCTTGCTCGATGCGGTGTCGTATGCGGCGACAGTGGAGCGCGGCATAGCCTCGAAGCCGCTGTACTGAACGGTCATAGGACCTACGCGGCCCGTCTGCTTCGACAGGATCGAGGTGATGAGCGGGTCGTTCTGAAGCTGCTCGAAGTACGCGGCGGCCATCACCATGACGGCCTCGTTGTAGTCCATCGTGTAGTTCTGGTTGATGAATCCCTTTTGCATCTGGGTGATGTTCTTGAGGGCGAACTCCAGAAGCGTACCGGTCGCGGCGTCGTTGATGGGGAACGTCGAGGCATCGACGGCGAAGGTATCGGGACCCGACATGGGAACCTTTACCGATGCGGCCTCGGCGAACATCTGCAACCAATAGTTGTGGATTTTGTTCACCACGACGCGCATAGCCTCGCTCTGTCCGGTCGCGCGGTTGTTGTATGCCAGTACGTCCGTCGTTGCGGGCTGCCATCCGATGGGTTCCATCGAGAATACCTTCTCCGCCAAAGCGACCGGAATATCCTCGTAGTACGAGGTTTTCGCGTTCAGCGGAGCGCGGCTTCCCACGTACACTTTCGGATTCATCGCCGAGTTGATCCAGATGACGCCGGCATGGCTGTCGCCCGATACGCGCATACATCTGTCGGCCCAACTGTTTTCGGGCAACAGAACGCGGTAGAACAGCGAGAGCCACGTAATCTTCGCCAGATCGGGCGACGTTTCGAGGAAGTCGATGGAATTCTCGCCGATATTGAGCTTATCCAGCGTCTTGCTGAAAACTTCCTTCGGGCCGTCGGCGTTCTGGAAAGTTACATTGCCCATAAAGGACATGAATCCGGGGTCGTTAGCCATCAGGGCCGAATACTCCCGGACGAACTCGACCGGCGTAGCGTTTTCCGGACGGCGCAGCTCCTTCGACGGAACGGCGGACAGCTTCTGAATCTGACGGAACTTGTATTGACCTTCGTCGCTCCGCAGATAGTCGTTGACAGATTTGAATGCGGTCATCTTGATTTTCGGTGTTTTTTCGTGAATGTTGAAGATTCTGGGCTCGGGCTTTGCCGAAAGTTCTTCCTTTCCTTCGGGTGCCTTTTGCGCCTCCTGCTCGGTTTCCGTCTTCTCCGTCTCGGGAGCTTCCGCAGCCTCCGGGGCTTTCAAAGACTCGGCCTCGGGCTGTGCCTGCGCTTCTTCCTTGCGATCGTTGAGCATTGACGTAATGGCCGAAAGGGACGAGAGGACGCGGGACATAAAGCCCTTATGCTCCGCACTCGGTTCCTCCGGGGCGGCCTCTACGGATTCGGGAGCCTTCAGGGCTTCCTCCTTGACTTCCGTTTCGGGTTTGTTGTTTGCTTCCATGTTTTCTTTGAATTTGTTAATGGTAGAAATTTGATAGGCCGACAAAGAATCGGGCTCGATCAGTTTGTCGTCCACATCGTTGAACGATACGGAGAGCGTCGATTTGTCGGACGTCCTCTGTGCGATAGCGTTCGGATTGGCCGGGACAGCTACCAGAGACACTTCCCACACGTCGAACTGCACGGCGTACACTACGCCCTCGCGCTTGACTTTGGTGGCCATACCGCTGATGGATACGGCATTGTAGAATCCCTCGTTGTAGAGTTTTTCCTTCTCCCGGCCTTCTTCCGTGTCGGCGAATACGAGATCGCCGTACCAAGCATTATCCTCGAACCGGATATTGTCTATGCGGCCGATGGGCTGCTTGTCGTCCTCGTGCTCCAGCATCAGGACGGGATTCTTGCGATACTCGTCCCAATTCACGCCGTCGTTCAGGGTAATATACCCTTTTCGGTTCATCGTCTCGTCGGACAGGATTTGCCTAATCATGTTCGAACCAAATTTATCTGCTTGGAATCGAACATCACGTATTCGTCCTCCAAGCTCTGTTTGTCGAGCGCCGTGCATTGGTACAGAATGCGAAACACATCGATGTCCTTTCCGACAGTACCTACGAAAGCGGCCGTTTGATAGGTTTCGATTCCCCGATAGAGGGGGAAAAAGTCGTATTCGTCAATCAGCGTACTGAATAGGGGGCCTCTTTTCACCTTTTCGATGTATCGGCGGATCTCGTAGGCCATGTTACGCATTTTGGTCTGGATTCCGCCGTCCGGCGTCACGGAGTAGTTATCGAAATCGACAAGTACGTTCAGCGAGACGTCGAACCAATCGCAAATGCCCCCACGAATAAATACCGTAGGCTTGTTGCTGTTTCGCACATGCACCACGACGGCCGGAAGGGGCGTATTGACCAGTCCCTGCCCCTCGTCGTTCATCACGGAGACGTTTACACCGTTCTCCGTCACGACGGGAGCCTCTCTAAGAGCGGCTACGAATGTGTCGGTAAGCGTTCCAATCATCGAGATGCACGGTTTTCGACACTAAATTATATGTTTTTTTTATGATAACAAATTTTATTATAAGAAAATGCTATCCGTAGATAGCTTTTCTGACTTCTTCGGTAAATATCTTACGCACACCCGCGTAAGTTTTTTTACCGACGCCCAAGAAGGGGCGGGGAATGATTTTGCCGATGCGGCTGGAGAATGGCTCGGTAGAGTAGGGCGGGCGGCGGCTCCAGAATCCGTTATGCGCGCGTCCTCCCTCTTGCTGTACCTGCGCGTAGTAGGCGTTTGCTCCGATTCGGGCGAATTGGGGCGAGAAATCGCGTGTAAGGCTTCTTTTGAGGCGGCCCGTATAGTCCAGTATAGGATAGTTGAGCATGTATTCGTGGCTTCTTTGGGGCCATTTTTTGATGCCTCCGTCCTGCGTATACCCTTCTTTTCTGAAGTTCTCGCGCGTCTCTTGGAGCATCAGAGTAGCTATCTTGGGCGGCACGGAGCTATTGCGCGCCTTTTTTACCCTTTCGAGCATTCGGATCATATCGCCGATGTCAGCCATACGATGCGATCAGTTTACGAGGACATTCATGGCCATTGTTCCGGCCAGCGCAACGTATACGTAGAACGACATATCCTTCGCCGAGGTCTCGGGCTTTCGGCTTTTCTCGAAAAAAGCGTAGCACACGGCGATCACGAGCGTTATGATGGCTGAAATCCATCCCAGCGATAGGGTCGAGGCGAAAAATGCGGATACGAGCATCGATACGACGAGTATCCAAAGGTGTTTTTCGGTCATAACAGTTTATTTTTGGCTTGTTTCGGGTCGATGGGGTGGATTTTGGGGTCCGGAGTCGTCTTTTTGTTGCCGCTTCGCCCGAAAATGGAGCCGATTTTGGCAGAAAGGACCTCGTTCCACGAGTTATTACGGACTTTCGTGTTGATGTCGGACTCTTCGAGGCCGATTTTTTTAAAGAAATTGGCGGATAGCTGTATTCCCATCTTGGCCGCGCCGTTCATAATGATTTCGGCCTTGTCGATAGGGATGCTCAGGTCCGGCACCTCGACCGCTAGGGCCCTTTCGAGAGCCGGTTCGCCGTACAAGCGGGCTATTTTCTTGAGTGCGCCGCCCTCGTTGAGCACCGAGAGAACCGATTTTTTGTCATCTGCGATAATGTCTTGATACAATTCCATGTGAATGGACGCCAGTTGCTCGGAATTCGTATTTTTCTCGGTAGCTCCGAGCAACGTGCCGCCCGTTACGAGCTGCATGATTTCGGACCGGTATTCGGATATGTACTCTTTGAATACGCGGAACGCGTCGGGATAGGACTGCGTCTGCACGGGATTCACCTCGACCATGTACTTGCTTTTACCGCCTGTCGCCGAGTCATAGAAGAATGGGATGATCGGCGTTTCCATAATATCGACCTTGCGGGCGAGCTCGGACGCAAATTGCTGGGCAATCGTGTTGTTGTTGTCGAATCCGATAACCATAGTAGGGTAGGAGAACCGCTTGCCGAGGATGCTCCAGTTATTGTATGCCTCCACGATTCCTATCATGGCTCGGGAAATGGGCTGAAGAAGTCCCATGCCGAAATCTTGATCCGTCTCGGGTCTGAAGAAGAATATGTTGTCGTATTCGTCCACATTGACGACATTCATATACTCGTAGGTTCCGAACCGGAGGGCCCTGTTCTCCAGATCGACGTTTCGCATGGGATAATACTGCCACGAATCGGTTTTGGGGTCTATGCCGAATACGACCACGCCGTAGAACTTGCTCAGGCTGCATGCCCTCTTGAACTGATCGAACCACCTTGTGCGAACGATCAGTTCGGTAAGCCGAATATCTTCCTTGCCGTCTACTTCGAGAACGATTCTCATCTTCTTGATGGGGACGAGCCTTTTGTTGATCTGCGAGCACAGGAAGGGGGACGACTGAATCGTAAAGGAGTACATCGAATCGACGTAGGTCAGATCGGAATAGTTGATGGCCCGGTCGATAGCCTCGCGCCACCATTGCGGGGTATATTCGACGTAGTAGTCGTTGAAAAGGTATCTGGATACCAGGTTGGGGACTCCCACTTTCTTAGGCACGGAGAACGGGTTCACCTTCGGTTGGTGGAACCGCTTCGGCGAGGACGGATGGAATTTTTTAGCCATAGGGGAGAAGTTGTAAGAATTATCGACTAATTGGATTTATCCGATGTACTTGTTTCGAACGGAAACCATTTGCGGGAGTGCGTTCGGCTCGCTCTTGGTCGGAGCCTCGTATATCGAACTCATGCCGCTTTTGAGCTCGTTCACCTTTGCGAGCACTTTTTCGTAGTTGTATCGCAGAGGCTCGGAGACATTGAGCGAAGGGGATGCGATGTTGAAGGCGGTCATCACGAGCAGCACCCATTTCAGCGTAGGGTCCTTCTTGTCGGGGTTCGTCTCGGAAAGCATGGTATCCAGATCGAGTATGTGACCTACCTCGGAATAGAGAAGGCCCAAAGCATTCTCGTACGCTGTCTGTACGATGTCGGAGTACATGCCCTCGAACTGCGTTATCTGTTGTGCGCTAAGCCATTGCTTTAGCTGGTCTTTTTCAAAATACATGGGAGAAAGTATCATAGCGTCAAAAAGTTACTCGGGTTCCCCTTCGGTAGAACATGGGCCATTGCGTGAATTTCATCGATGTCATTTCACGGTTTAACAGAGACGCGCCCTTTGCGGTAGCGTCGGGAATATCGTCCTTTCGGTTTTTGTTGTATTTGCGGGAAAAGAATATGAACTGCTCGACGAGCAGCTCCCCTTCGGGCGAACCTTTCAGTTCTTCGTTGACAATGAAGCGGCCGTTGCGAAAGAGGGGTTCGAGCGTGGACTCGATATTCATAAACTTATTCCCGTTATTGCGAGTATCCCACGTCAGCGGACAGTTCCATCCGGTCTCGCTTTGGAATCGGGCGAAAGTCGTGTCGAAGTCGAGAGGCACTTGCTTTTTCTCCATGACGATGCGCGGCGGAACGGGAGACATCTTGAACAGCTCGAAGATATTGTACATCATTTGCAGCGAAGTCCCTTTTACGGCCTTGACGCCCAGCAAGTATATCTTATCGGCGGCCGACGCCAGCAACACGGATGCCTTGTAGTCGCACGACTCGTTATCTTTTGCCGACGGGTCCGTATATATCAGGCAGTCGAAAAGCTGGCTCGGGACAGGCCCCCAAGGTATATGATCGAATATTTCTCCCTCGCTCTCGTCGCTGTATTCTCCCGAGAGGAAACGCTTGCGCTGCAAGGCGGAAAGCTGGGACAGGGTATTCACATAGTCTGCCGGTAAATGTTCTCGATTGTCCATTATCGAAAAATGGACGACAAAGAAACGTTCCGTCACGGCCGGATCGAGCTTCAGGCCCTCCCGATTTTCCCTCTTAAAGAAGCGGACGTATGTCCAGTGCGACTTGGTTGTCGGGTTCAGCGCATAGATCATCTTATTGGTCACGTCGAGCTTTTGAGCTAACCTTGTCTTCAATGTATCGATAGCCAACTCATCTACCTCCGAGCACTCATCTACGAAGATATGGCCCCATTCAGTGGATAGTATCTTGTCGTATGTGCTCGATACGTCCGACGATCCACGTATCGCCCCGAACTGGATATATGCCCCGTTGAAAAAACGCAGTATATTCTCCTTCTTGTCGTACACGCAAAAACGCTTACCATTCGAAGATGCCAAATCATCTATTTTGTTTACTCCGTTATGATTAGCAATAGCTTTCAGAACAGCAGGCAATGTCTGACGGATCATACCCGTCTGCAATGAAGTAAGAACATTTCTTAAAATTAGGCAGTTGGCTTTATGGATAATAGTTTGAGTACTACACCAGTATAATATCAGAAACGTTTTGCCGGTGCGACTTCCACCATAGAACAGGTACTCATTATACTTATCGTCGTTCAATCGATTGTACATTTCTACCTGTTTAGGGGTAAGTGGTATGTCTAAATCAATATTCATCGCTTCAGAGATATGCTGACTTCCTGAAAACTGTCGTCACTGTCGCTGTCCCCCAAACTTATACCTTTGCTGTTCACAATGCTACCCGCACTCTTGTAAATGTTAACGAACTTCATGTAGGCATCAAGTTTCGACTTCAGCTTCGCCAAATCTCCCATCTGCGTCGATGGATCGGTCAACTGCCGACGTATCGCCTCCAAATCCCGAAGTATGCCCATGCTATCCAATGCCTCTTTAGCCGCATCGAATCGCATATTCCCACTGCTTGCGCTAACCTCCGCCTCGCATACCGTAACCTCATCCTTCACACTCCGCAACTCCACCAACTTATCCAT